TCACTATTTTTTCTACCCTACACTCAAAAAAATAAGTTTAACATGAAAATTAACAATCAAATCATGACTTATCTAATGGGTGTAGGGTAGAAAAAATAGTGATTATAGACATTTAAAGAAGATATAATCATTGTTATTATTCTTAGATTGCTATCATGACTTCATCCATCGAAGAAATCTGGAAGGTTGAGGGATTGGAAAAGGTGAGTGCAGTTACAGTAGGTGTTACTCGAGTGGCCTGGAGTGACCAGTATTTCTTATCCACTTATTTTAAGACAATCAGGGCAAGATCCTCTGCAACTGCTGCTAGAACTGCCTGCAGGGTATTTCTAAGATGGTATGTCGGAGGATGTTTGCCTGAAAACGTTAAGCTGATAGATCTTTACCTAAGTATTATCAGTAAGATGAGTTATGGGGAAAATCATTCCCTTTTCCCAGACTCAGGGTTCAACGGTGCTACATCTGTACCTATAGGCAATTTGGGGACTCCCGGAACACAGGATCTGGAGTATAAGAACAACCATGTCACCACTCTAGAGTTGACCTCTTCTTCTACAGGAGCTCCGCTACTATGGAATGATACATCCGTTAAAGAGTGGCATAACCGATTGTTGGAATATGACATCAGCAACTCTCCGGATGAGTTTAGCGAGTCTCAAAGAAACTTTGTCAACATTTGTGGTTTTCTAGCGTTGACCATGCTCAGAGGGATAGCTAAGGATGCAGACATGATCACCAGGTCTATGGCAAAGACTGTTGCAGCAAATATCAACAATCTATGGAACTTGACTCTTTCTGAATGTCCTCCACCTAATATGCAGTCCATAGCATATATGATGACAGTCATGAAAAAGGGCTCTCCCAACGCCAACCTGATATTGGGTCAGATCCTAAACTCCTATATGGATCAAAGCACCAACCCAACTGTCGTGGGCATATTTCGTGCTTCTTGTCTCATGTCTTTGGGAATGAATGGAATGAACAGCCTACATTGGTTGATGTCCGCAGCCAGGGTGAACAATATTCAACCCATTGTCATTGCCCGTTGTCTTGCAACCAACAGCCATAGCAAAACAAATACAGCCATCGTGGATCTCATGAAAAACCAAATGCTGGCAGGACAGACTACCTGGGAATGGTCGAGGCTTTTTAATGAGGGTGCGTTCATGGACTTGTCTGTTAGAGAAGATCCACTTTATGCCGGTACTTGTTTCTTTCTCAGCGAAGGTCATGATGCCCAGCCTTCTAATTACCTGTCACTTGCTAGCTATCTGAAGGGACCCATATTGGACAGTGCCAAAATCAAAGCCCTGAAGATTGCAGCATACCTTCGCGAGCAAGACCTCAGTACTGCTCAGACCACAGAAGCCTCTGCAGTTGCAAATGTCATCATTCAGACACCCACTAGACTTGATGTGCATCATACAGCAATTCCCTCCCTCAACCAAGGTGCGGGTGATATGGACGAGTTTTAGATATAGAAAAAATTAGTGACTACAGGAAAATCCTTTAAAGTTACAATGAACACTTTAACTCTAGAGGAATCAGATTCGTCTTCTCTTAACCAATTTGAAGATCCCTCGCTTGCAGCCGCACTCAATTCACTGTCAGATCGAGGAATTGAAGAGTTCATCGCTCCGCAACAGCCTGATCACACTGATCCAGAAATGAAGAAGAAGGTCCAACCCTCCAATCCTGAGCAGAGGAAGATAAAAGGGAGTCGGTCCTCTTATTCAGCTCACTCTGCTTCTCACAACCTCCCAGTCAATCAACCAAAATCCGATACTCCTCCTAAAAAATCACCCACTCAAATCAAATCCCAACCCCAACCGCCCAAATCTCCAGAAGACATATTAGAGATCTGGACTCAAAATTACCCCAATTCCAAGCTTCCTCACCTATACTCCAAGTATTCCAAGACAATCAGTGAATCAATATGGGTGGAATGCTTCTATGAGCTTAATAATAAGAATCTAGATCCTGATAGTCTGGAAATTAAGTGGACCAGTGGAATAAGCTGCGCACAGGCTCAGTATGAGGTCGACAAAATCCATAATGCTGAACTGCTAACCCTCAGAATTGGGGAGACTATTACAAACTTTAGTAAGATTGCTGAAGATCTGATGTCTCAATTGCAGACAGCACGGGAAATAAACATGGCTGCACAGCTGAGTATGCAGACTACCATAGATGACCTACAAGAAACAATCAAGGTCCTTAAGGCTGAGAGAGGGAGACCTAGTGAAAAACCTAAAGAAGTTTCTTACCCACCTTTGATCTTGGATCAGGTGATGTTCCAATTTGGAGAATTTAGATTCACAATTATAGATAAGCCTAGGAAGATACAGGTGACTCCAGCTGGAATAACCAAGAGGTACCCTCATATGAGCATTGCGGCAACTGAAATGAAGACATGGCCCTCCCTCATGCTCATGAAAGTTAATGGAAAGAACCTGACTAGTGTGATATCCAGCTGGTTGGAATCAGGAAATCAAACTCCAGAACGGTTTTCTTCTCTTATATCCTCTCTGACAATCTAGATTTAGAAAAAATAGTGATCATGGACTTATCAAAGATTCACAATCAGGTATCATACACAAAGGTTAAGGGTCGATTATTGATGAGCTTTGAATTAACCGGCCTTCAAAGCAAATCATGGTCAGTTTACAAATATGTATGTGGGTTGGTGATTTTAGAGCTCTTCTATAATATGGAGGTATCAGAGATATTTCTTGATTCTGTTATATCAAACTTGTATCAAAGAACTAAGGAGGTTCCTGTGACTTATAGACCAAGTCCATCGGATTCTTTATTGAGAGGAGTTGTGGAATTGAAGTGGTTTACGGCTTCAGCATGTTTTCCTACAACTCATAAGAAGTTTAATATGAACAAATCCAGAACATTCCCTCTCATCAGCCTGGGAAGTCAGCAGATATTAATTTCTTACGATTTCAGGAGTTCTATAGAACCATATGACCCTGAGAACTTGATAGCCTTATTGGAGACCGGTCATATCAATATAGAAAAACATTCTGCCGACCTTCATTGCTCTAAAGCCAGAAAACAAATCCACACCGTCAGAAAGACTACACATGTTTTGAATTATACAGAGCTCTTGAATTTAGTTCAGATGGATGTTGATCTTGTCAAGGCAGCTAATACAAGAAAAGCCGAGAAGAACTTTCTTCCCACTGATCCGGTCCACAAGAAAGTTGAAGTTGGACATCAAATGTTGGGGAGGCAAGCTCCTAATTATGAAGTTAAAATGCGAAAAGGTGCAACTCTATCCAAGTCCAATTGCATTGTCTCTTAGTTATAGAAAAACTAGTGATCTTAGATCAAATCCAAAATGCTAGCAATCACAACTCTTCTATTTTTGCTTCATTTTACGACTTCAGATCCAGCAGTGGATCTTCGTCTTAAATTTTTTGCTGACTCTACTATCCCCCATGTCTTAAAGGTCCCCCATATCAGATCCTGTCCGCATTACGCCACCATGCATCCTGACAACCCAGACTTATCTATACCAACATCTGCTACCATCTATCGAGTTGTAGAATCTGGAGAGCCTTCTTTTGGTTACCTCCTCACAGCCTATCAATTGACCATTGAATGCGGCAGAGGATTCTGGGGATTCCCGACTTCCCATCTACTGCATGACAATCCTACAGATCTTGATCTCATACCAGGAAACTTATTGAGTGCCTTTATCACCCGAACCCAGCCTCTTGTTTCTCAACGGAAGACCCTGCAATCTCTAATAGAGACCTTTGATCAGGATCTGACAGAATGCCCTTGGCTATCAACTAGTAAGAAGACTTCATTTGTTTTGAGACTCAAGCAGATAACCCCTGTGTGGTCAATTGATGGTCATCTGTTACAGCCCTTAAACACACACAATTGCACACTGACCACCGAAGACCCTTGTCGATTGGGCAAGAGCTCTCTGCTGCTGAGAGCGAGCTCACAACAGGCCAGCTGCTCCATGACCACCTTGATGGATTTAGATGGAGTGTTGTCCATTCATGCAGAGGCCTCAACCTACAGCCTACAATTTTCAGCACTCGACATCGATTTCTCTTTGTCCATTAAACAAGATCATCTGGTAGTTCTTTGTTCCTCAACCACTCAGTTGATTTTTAATTCAGAAGAGGGGCATATATTCTCCATTGCCACACATGGGGGAAGATCTGCCATGTTCAACCTGCTCTCTAGGTATGACAACAAGACTTATTATGATTATAAGAAATGGTTAGAGGTTACTACCAATAAAAGGTATAAGAGATCCACACTCTCTAGTTCTCAATTTAAGCTCATTTCCTTTCCCTCTATAGTGAGTCCTGACCATGAGAACGACCAGTATAATCATAGCAGGAGGTTGAGGAGATCCACCATTTTTGATTATCCTGAATACCAAAGACTCCAAGTCTTGGAAGAAAGACTTGCTTGGGGGTTTTCTGAGCTAGGAGCCGTAACTAATCGATTTCATTCTTCTGGAGTGAAAAGTGCCTTGGTGAGTAAGACTCAGAATTGCATCCAGGATGTATGGATTAAAAGGCTATTAGAGTTGGCACCTAATCCGTGGTTAATAGCTGCCTACTTTACAAGAGACTCATCCATTATCACAGCTGGAAGAACATCCCTAGGTCCCATCATTCTACAAGGCAGTCCTGTTAGTAAGATTTTTCTTCCCAACAGAGGAGAGGAAGTCTGGTGCAATTCTTCCATAAGAGTTAACTTCTCTCTACCAGACGGCTCAATGGAACAGCAGGGATGGTTAGAGTCTGGTTACGGAAGGTTGTTTCCCCTAACAAGACCATGCGGAAAGTCACAACCTTTGCTCGAGTTCTATATTCCATCCTATGAAAAAGGAGATTATGAATTGATGTCCAGGTCCTATCCAGACATGGCAATATCAGAGCCGGAGGAAAAAATGTTCCGATTCTCCTTTGTGGACTTTACCCCGGATTCCGGGCTTCATAGATTGCATTATCTTGAGAGGATACAATCTTATGCAGGGGAGGACACTGAGTCCAACAAGGATTGGACCTCATATGCTAGAATGTTTGCAGATCCCACTGGTGCTTCTCATTCCATACTATCTTCTTATGTTGTGAATCTGCTAACTCCATTTGTTATACTATTCCTTTCTCTGTACACCATCTTGTTTTGTGTGAGCATCTGTAGAAGATCTACAGAATCATTGTTTAAGGCTAGGTCTTATTAGATTTAGAAAAATTAGTGATTTCAGTATTTGTTGTTGTTTGAGGTTATACCATCATGAGTACTCCTCCAAGATACACAAGTTCAGCTGAAGCCATTACTGGTTATATAACCAGGAGCGCTGCAAAAGAAGTTAAGAGAAGAGCAGATGAAGAAAAGAGGAAACTTGAGATGAAAGGAGGGAGAGCAGATTTCATGGAGAATCATGCTTCTTCTTCTACTTCTCATTCTTCTCCTTCTTCCTCTTCTTTACCAAGAAGTGATAAAAAGACCAAATGAGCTGATTAATTTTGATCATCCATCAGGGTATCTTGGAGGAGGGTAGATCAACCTCACGATCTCTGATTTTTTCTTGTTTTAAGACTGAATTAACCAGACGAACAAATTTAGGATATTATCTTTATATTAAATCATCATTTAGATTAATCAGATCATTGCTATTACAATCAACCGCTCACATTATTCCTGCCTGGACAGATTCCCTTTTCCGCTTGTTATTAAGTACCATAAAGCTTCAGTTCTACTGAGGTCAGCAGGTCCTCCAACCCAACTTTATATTAATCATCTATCATTCTCTAAAGTAATAAACCTCTGCGTGAAATTGCACCCAATATTATTGCTAAGTCACTTCTCTCGATTTGCCTCAATTGACAGATCTCAAATGTCTATTCTTGCCATTAAGACCACCTTGACTTCCTGTCCCATTTTGTCTGTCACTCATTTCCCTGACTAGTAGTTCTCTTTACCCAAGATCCAAGATAACTCATTAATCAGTCTCTAGCTCTCTCTTGAAAGCCTACATAGATGTAGAAAAATTAGTGACCTTGGTTACGTGTTTACGAGTATCACACTCTCTAGATATAATTTGATTGATTTTGTTACACGTGCTGAACCGCAAATTGATCAAATGGAATCTATATGTTTAGATACTCATCTTAATGCGCCTCTATCAGTTACTTTACTGAAAGAAGCCTTATCCAGTAATAATGAGTTTAGGACTCCTGTGATTCGAGTAATCAAAGAAGAGTTGGATCTGATATTCCGCTATAAAAAGACGCCTTTACCTTCCAGACACGATGCTCAATTGTTACTTCCACAGCTAATGAAATTAGTCAAATATGAGAACCTGAATATACCGAGGTGTGGGAATGTTCTGAAATATCTCAAAATGTTGACTTCATTTGTACCTTACCATCTACAGAAACTGAAATTGGGGGATCATCCTGAAAAATATGCTTTATTAATCTTGAGCTTGCAGCACCATCAGATGCAACCCGAAATTGAGGGCCTATACAACTTGAGATGTTTTTTGGAGCAGGGTGTCTGCTTGAGCGCCAAACCTCTCAAATTCTCCAGAGAGGATTCTATCAAAGAATGGACTTTCTGGAGCCCCGTGGATGAGGAAAATAGATTATGGGCAGGATCTTTGAGCACAGGTTCCTCTTTTCTTCAAATTATTATTGGTAGAAATGTTTGCTACCTCAATTATAATGGTATTGATTATATTAGCTCCAGAAATCACTTGCTCATGTTATCTGATGTTATTTCCCAAAGATTACTATGTTATATCTCTTGCATATGGGCTCAAAATTTAAACAAGACCAATTATCCAACCCCTGAAACTTTGACTCGAGTTTTTGAGTATGGAGATAATCTGCTGGAAAAATTCGGAAATTCAGGTTACAAGTCTATGGCGCTTTGGGAATCTCTTTTGATCGGTCACCTTCTTAAGGTGTCTGGTGATGATGCGGTGGATTCTCAGGTATTTTACAACTCCATGTTGCAGGAATTGATCCACTCTCAAGAGGAGAAAGATAATGCCTATTTAGAGGAGCACTTCTTGAAGATAGAAGGCATCTTGCATCTGCAGAACCCTGATCAATTAATGCAGTTATTTGGACTTTACCGAATATGGGGGCATCCAACTATTGATGAAAAAGAGGGCATGAAAAAGCTTAAAGAGGTCTCATGTAAGCCTAGAGCCATCAATCAAGATTATATAAACCTCATGACCTGGAAATGGAGGGAGTATTTTAGTTTTAGCTTTTATGCAAAACATAACAGATGGCCCGTCATGACTCTATTACGTCCAGCAATGAATTCAGCATTATTGATCGCTATTTCATCATCATCCCCCATTACCACTCTCACTCCTGGCTACAACCTAGAGGATTGGAAATATGTGAGATTTGAGAAAAATTTTGCAGTCCCTGAAAAGTTTGAATTGTCTGAGATGATTGCAGACAAGGCTACGTCTCATGGATTACTTGACCTGATAAAATCTTGTAAGAAAGATGGAACTATTGGATCCTCTCACACGAGAAGTGTAATACTAAAATGGCTCAATACTAACTACAATGATCCGGAAGAGTTTCTTAACCAAATAGATCAGTCCGGGTTCTCCGATGATGAATGCTGTGTCGGTCTCCATCCAAAGGAAAGAGAAATGAAGATCTATGCAAGAATGTTTGGGTTACTGACTATAGAAAAGAGATTGTATGTGGTTCTAACAGAAGCAATGTTGGCAGAGAATATCTTCCCTTATTTCCCTGAAATCACTATGACCTTTGATTCTGTTACCCTTCAGCATAGAATTTACTCTAATACTAAGTATCATTTTAAAAGAGGAGGAGAACCTAAGCAAAAGTTCCACATAATCACCAACTTGGATTTTATGAAGTGGAACCAATACATGAGAGAGGCTGAAACATCCCAATTATTTGAGGATTTTGACAATCTTTTTGGATATACAAATGTTTACAAAAGAACCCATGAAATGTTCAAAACTTCTTATATGTACTTGGCAGACGGGACGTTTACCCCCTTTGTAGATAATGTTCCTCAAATCGGTGAATGCATGTGGACTGGTCATTTAGGTGGAGTCGAGGGGTTAAGACAAAAGGGTTGGACAATATTTACAGTGGTATTATTGAAATATATTACAGAGGTCTACTCTGTCTCATGTCAGATAATGGGGCAAGGGGATAATCAAGTTGTCATATTTGAATATGCATTGGACTCCATGTCTGCAGTGAAGGATTTGCATAGGACTATAATAGCCGGTCTAAGGACTGCACTCTCTCACATTGGACCCCCTTTAAAATTGGAAGAAACTTGGTCTAGTTCTCAATTCTTCATATATGGAAAATTCCCAGTTTGGAAAGGAAAGCCTCTAAGTCTGAGTTTAAAGAAGTTGTGTAGAACGATGAGGTTGACTAATGAGGGATTTCAGAACTTGGAATCAACTTTATCATCTATAACTGCCAACGCATCAGCAGCGACCGCCTCCGATCATGATCCTATAATTCCCTATCTCATCGGAGCATTAGAGACTATAGGAGCCATTCACCTTCACTGGTCCCATCCCTTTTATCAAAACTCTCAAATGATCATTCACAAGCGGATGAGAGTGTCTATCCCTATGAATGGTGTGAGACAACTCATATCCCCAAATTTCTCAGATTACATTATAAAGATGATTACAGACGATTGGGATCTTATGATTATATGTATTGCAAATTATCCAAACATTCTGGGAGGCTACCCAACTCTCCAACTTTGCGACCTTATGAATCATGGCTTTCCTGACCCTCTTTCCCTCAACCTCTGGAGTTTAAAAGAGCTCTTCCAAAACCTTCCCGATCACATGCAAGTTCTAAAGAAAGCTATAATTAATATGATCAACCCTATCATGAATCCGGAGTCTAACCCCGAAATGCTGTGTCAGGATCCAGTATCATTGAACTTACTTCATAGCTCATCAGGTTCTGAAAAAATCAAGAGAATGGTGTTTGAATTCATGACTACATCCTTGAATGTAGTGAATACTCAATTTCTCACATTTCTTCAACTGTCAAAGAAGAGACAATCAGAATTATCAGGTATCCTGGCCACTATGAGACCCATGAACCCTAGAGTGGCCCACTCCATCCTCTCCTCGACAATAGTAGGAAGAGCCATGAAAGTAGTTAGCAAAGTCAATAAGACCAAAACCATAATCGGACTTATGCTAAGAGCCAGGGACCCTGCTAATGCTATGAGAGATTTTATTGATAATGCGGAAAATGAATACTTCGATCACTCTCCACTAATCAAGAGGAGGAGGCCTATTGCCGACCTTTTTGGATCATTTGAGAGGAACTTTTTCTTAAGTGTCTTGATGGGTTTGTTCTCATTCCGGGAGATTGTCACCCCATCTATTACCTACTGCAGCACTAAATTGGCGCAGCAGCTGAGAGTTCGCTCATGGAGACTTCCTATCTCTGGAGTGACTGTGATGGTCCCGGCGGAATGTTTTGGATGGCACAATTCAGACGGAAGAGATTGTGATCTTCAGCAACACCCTCACAATGAGGTGGGAGAGATTCAAATCATTACTGATTTGGATTTTTCTAAATTACATCAAGTGGGATTTAATATTCAATCAATTCACATAGGACCTTTTAAACCCTTCTTTGGCTCTACAACAGTCAATAAAATTCAATATGAGGGGAAGAATCTAAAATCTGTAGCTCCTCCAGTGCTAAAAGGGGCTCTTGAACTCCTGGGCCTGATAGGATGGGGGACTGACGAGACTTCTAACTTGGCTCAATTGATTCTTAGTATATTCTCATCATTTACAGATCTGGACCCTCTTAATTATATCCCTGATCCGGGCTCTATCTCTGGGTCTGTAGAGCATCGGTGGCAAGATAGAACGACAAGTCATTCATCCTCATTGTCCATTTTATATTTGGCCTGCACTCATTTTACAGTTCTCACCAATAATTTTAAACCTCATAATCTGCCAGGTCGGGAAATGGCATCTAATTTCAATATTTCCTTTCAAACAATTTTCACTTGGATTAGTTGTCTGTGGTCATCTAAATTGACTTACACTCCATCCCAGTTACAAAAAAGTTATCATCTCCATATCGACTGTGACGACTGCATTCAACCAATAAATGAGGATAAATTAGAAATTGATTTCTCTCAGGAACTACTTCTCGATTTAAGAGAGCAAGCGGATCCTACCAACATCTACTGCTGGATCCCTAAGGAGAGATTATTAGGGCCTGAGCTGGAGTTTGATTCTCTTTACACAGAATCCCCGGCCCATTTGCCATTCCAAGAGCTCAAACATCTGTTAGAACTGTACACTATCGAATTATACATTAGTGAGTTCTCTCTTCAGGTTGCCTCCTCACAGGTTAAAATTACTATCCAGGAAAAGGTCAAATATGTCCCCATTAACATCTTGGGGGAACTAGATTACCATTCGTTCTTCACGAAACTGACAGTTTTTATAATTCTCCAATATTATTTTCTGCGAATCACTAGCTTGACAGATGCATCTACCGTGTTGGTTCCTCTTAGAGAAATTTTAGATCAGGTCTCCCGATTACCACTAAATTGGTTCTCAGGTCTGCAGTCACTGTTGATCAATCATGCTTCTATAGTGTCTCTAATTAAACATAATCCCGGAATTAACCTTCCTTTGGGGAGTCCTCCATCCTTATTGGAAAAATGTAAATTCTTTAAAAATATGACCCTAAATTACATCCGTTCCATTAAGAGCAATCTGGACTTGAAGGTTTTAGTTTCAAGAATTAATAAACATCCAAGCATCCAATCAACCAATATACTGTTCAATCCTCATTTGCTATTTCTATTGGAAGGGAGTTTATCTCCTAATAGGAAATCATCCAAGCTTTGTATACATTATCTTGCAGAACTGAGGCATTACCAACAGACGATCATTGAAAGACACTCTCTGAATTCTCTATTGGATCTGAGTACATTACCTATCAATCCGTCCTTATATTTATCTAAATCAGAACTTTTTAAAATAAAGAGAACTTTACAGGAACTGGAATATCACCCCCCTATCAAGTCCTCTTTGGATGCTATTGGGAAATTGATGGCTCCATTAAAGAAAGACACAGCTCGAGCTCATTCGACGGGTACTGGGGATCCATTTCTTATTCCAGACATCAATTTGAAATCACTTCCTGAAGCTACCACAGTTATGCTTGCAAAACCTTCTGGGTCTTTTAACCAAGGCAACATCCTCAAAATACCAAAATTTATCAGCTTCCCAGATAACATCTCTCTAAGGAACCATTTTTTTAAGACAGAGACCCCAATTACTACTGCTGCATATAAACCTTTGTCTGTTCTTCATTGCTTGCTGTCTCGAGAAAAAGTGGATATTGAGAATTCTCCTCATGTTACTCTAGGAGCATTCGGGGATGGTTCAGGGGGCTATACTTTGCTTCTCGGACGAGTTTTTAGCAGATGTCAGCTTTTGATGAATACTATGTTTGATGCTAGCCTGCTCTCATCATCTGGAATTGATAATTATGTCCCTGCTGCACCTGGTATGGTCCCATCTGTCTGGTCCCGGATAATCCAGAAAAATATACTGGCTGAGGGAATCTCAGACATAACTAATGAAGGCTTTCCTGAACTATATTCAGGATTAAAATTAGATATGCAACTGCTAATTTGTGATGCAGAAGGAGAAGGATGGGAAAACCCCTTGAAAGCTCTCAAGATGATTAGCAAATTATTAATCATCGCATCCCAATCAAACACTAAGGTTTTTATATTTAAAACCTATGCTTCTAGTTTAGACTCATTATATGCCCAGTATATTATGATTAGTCAATCTTATCTCACTGTGTACATCTTGAGATCCTGGTTTTCCTCGCAGGGGAACACCGAAGTTTTCTTGTGTGGAGTAGGATTGAAAGAGAACCATTCTAAGATTGGATTTTTTGTCGACAAAAATCATACTAGCAACAGAATCACACTCCATGGTGTCTTCTTGATCCCAATAGATTTTGATAACTTTTGCAATCATTTCAAAACCAAGATTTATTTTAAAAGCCCTGAATCAATTTCAGCCAGCTATGACACGGCGTTATCTATCCCGAGTTGGAAAAAGGGAAGTCTTAACATATTGTATCAACGGTTGACACCGTACATAGCAGAGGGAACCCTTCACTTTCCGTCATCTCTTATCCGGAAGTTCAGAAAAGAACTTCACTTAGTAAAATTCACTCATGATGTCCTTTCACGATATCGATTTAACTTCCTTACGCAATTTATCATGAGAGATATATGTTTCGAATATTATCTGGCCTTAGGTTTGTTTGTGAAATCTGTAAAGGATGTTGATCTCTTACTGGCTAGCATTGATACTGGTTACTTCTGTTTTTTTGAAACCATCGATAGGTCCTGGGCATTCTCATGGCGAGCTGATCAACCCAACTGGATGAATGTGAAGACTACACCTGTGAATACACTCTTAGGAACCGCAAAAATAAAGGAATTAATAGTCTCCTGGAAAAGAATAAAGGAGTTGAGCTTATCATTAAAGCTGCCTAATCTTTCCTTAAGACGCCCCTTCATCCCTCATTGTAAAGAAGTCAGAGATTGGTACACGGTGGATCATCTTCCTCTTCATATGACTCCAATCATAGACTTTAGCGTGGATCCATCAACTGCTACCAAAATTCCGCATCCCATTATACTCAGTTATCACAGCAAGACTCCTAAGAAAGAAGACTTTTCAGAGATAGAGCTTTTAGAAGAAACCGGGCTGGTAAGGCTGTTCACTAGTGAAGGGCAACGAGTCAAGATATCCAAGCGTGTGATACAACTATCCAAAGAACAAACAATTGTCTCCCGCCTCCTGAAACCTTGCAGACTCAAATAGTTATAGAAAAACCAACTAATATACTCCCATCATTAAACTTATACATTATATAT